CATCGGAGGTAGAGCTTTACGCTCTATCCGTCTTTCGACGGAGGATGGCTAAGTTAATAGCCACAGCACTTTCCCAGTGCTGCCAAAAGGAACGGCCCCTGAAGAGGTCGTCCCGGGGTGTGTAGTAATCCCAATATGGAATTATACACTCTCTGCTTGAGTATGCTACCCTATCATGCCTGACAGGGATCACATACTCACTTAGCTCGCCAAAGAGGAAACTCAGCTCCAACCCAGCAGGGTTGTAGATAAGTTCCTTAACCCCTCTAGGTACCTTCAGGTACCCATCTCCGACGCGAATCACTTTTGGCACAGATCTGAATGCTCGGTAAACCCGAGACCCAAACCTGCGTTTATTATGCGATTCGTCGAGGAGAATCGATGGGCAGCGGATGCCGGAATCGTTGTTCTCAATGAAAGGCACGTAAAGCCGACGAATGTCGACACGTATACCTTCCACAAGGCAACGGACCCCCTCTGGGAGGGGGATACCAGTATCAGCCGTCCACTCGTTTAAGAGGTTAATGGCGACCATGATGTCTTGCAGCGAATCCAGCTTCTTAAGGAAGACCGGACGGGCTGGCTGGCCATAAAACCAGTCAGCGCCGCATGACTCACGGAACGGACCTTCAGAGAAGGTCTTCTTGCTGTTAGGAGAGAAACCAAGCAATTCGAGGAGCCTAATCACCAGTCGGAAGCATTCGCTTCTTACGATGATGTCGTCTCCAAAAACAGCCCAGTCTCTTCTCCCTCTACCAATTCGTATTCCATAGAATCGGTAGACAGCACGAACGAGGCAGCTAAACAGTATAGTCTGCAGCGGGAACGTAAATCCGTTACCCATTGTAGACATCATGTTTAGAGACACACGCTCCGACCCCACCTGAGTGCTAGGGGAGCGAATCTCCATGAGGGTATCGAAAACCCAATCAGGGAGAAACTCCTTACACAACCCAAGCGAGATCGAATCGGAAGCAGAACTAAGATCAATCGTCGCAAAACGACCAGTCTTAGATCCTGCGTATGCCAGCCGTCGATTGATAGCAGGTTGCGTCGAAAGGTCAATATTAAATCGACCTCGAAGCCTTCCTTCTAACAGAGCGCCGAGACCAAGCTGAAAGTACATATTCAGCGAAGGCTCGACGCAAATCATACGGCTCACGTCTCGCGTCTTTGGAGCAAAGCTAACCCTACTGCCGTGCACAACGACCGGATCGCCAAGGATGTTGCGGCTTATTTTGAGAGCCTCACATGTCCTTGGAGACCTTGCGGTATATGCACTGTACACGAGGTACAAACTCTCAGACGTCATTGCCAGCGGGCTGCTAAAGAATTTAGCGTAAAAGCTAGTACCTTTAGCACCAACTGCAGAGCCGGGGCCACATCGACTATTATCGAGCACTTGCTCGTATGAGTCGAAAAGCATCTGGCCACCAGGATGAAAGAACAAATAGAGCTCCTCCCGGAATAAACCGAGGAGAAGATATTCGAGTTCATTCACCTTGGGCAATGTCCAGTCCTCGCACTTTTTATTTGATGCGAGAAACTGACTTAGAGCAGCGTTGTCAGCCTGAACTGTATTCTTCTCCTTCCACTTACGTGTAAGGTTAAAGAGCAGGCAGGTAGAGACAAACTGCTTGTAGTCAGCATCTGGGGGAATCTCACCGAGGCCTACTGGGCCGAAGGGTGAGTATTCTTTAACGTCAGAGGCTACGGCATCAAAAATAGCATCAGGACTAATGCCCATAAGTACTATCTCCGATCTGTGCCATTCTCAAGATCTCACTGTATCTATTACCCAGTGCGGAGCGTGGTAGAGAATAAATTTCTCTTCCCGACGCAAGCACTTGATAAACAGACGCCAGTCGCAGATCCGACCTGCATGGATACCGTACATTGCCTTATCAGCAGTATCACGGTATGCCTTAGAGATGAGCATGTCATCATGCAGGACCCTACCACTCTCTGAGTGATAGGTGAGAGCATCGAGCACTTTACGTACCGCCACCAGATCACGACCTACTGCTTCCTCACGGATGCACCAGGTATCAACTGAGACGTAGGTCCGCCCGGAAAGACTCCGGATACGCGACCGAGTCACAGCTGAAAAGTATCTGATAGTTGTACGATAGAACTTCTCATACTCAGTGGGAGGGATCCCATAGAGCGTGTTGGTTCCAGAAACCTGTGCAGTGAAGTAAATCATTAGCTGTCTCCAAATCAAAGATAAAGGTGACAGCACACAGGTTAATGTGTGCCGATGTTTTGCAACATGTCCGCAGCACCTAAGAAAACTGCGTCAGCTTTGCCACCAAAAAAGTGCCAATTCTGAGCAGCAGTCAGGGTGATGAGGATAGCCGTCGAATGGTTTCGAAGCCATTCAATAACCTTGGCGAGCATCTTAGATGACGCCCGTAACAAGGGTATCGCCCATGCTGGCGGAGATCTGATTAAGAGCTCCGATAAGCAGGGACAACGATGCACGCACGTTAGCGGCGTCCGCGAGGTCGGCTCCCGCAGGCACATCAAGCTGAAGCGTTGCATTAAGCACCGCCGGAGCCTGACCTGCCAGGGGAGTAACGCCCTTACGGACAATCACTTTGTACGTGTTGCGAGGCACAGAGCGAAGAACACCAGTCACGGGATCAACCGGACTCAAGGCACGAAGTACCTGAGGCCGCATGAGCGTGATGGTGAACGGCTTAGACGGACTCGACGCTGCGTCGACACCAGTCTGCGTTCCGCCAATAGCGGAGACGGCATACTGCTTGCCGGCGTTCGTCGGAGCCGTGTCAGCCTGAATGGTGTACGTCGGAGACGTAAAACCAGTCTGGGCACCCCCGGTAACCGGAGTGGTGAGTGTGAAACTCATGTGAGTTATCCTTGGTCTATCTAACGGCCATGAAAAATACTCCTGAGATCTTTAACGTTGGACGCGAGAATCGCTCCGAGATTCTCCCACGGCTTAATGCTCGTTATAGGCAGTCGAAACTGCAATGACGGGACAAGGCTGTAGGGGTTTACGGGCGATCTCACGAACTGCGTCGAAGAGACCCAGGGAGAGCATGCCGAGAGGCCACCGGAACCAGTAATCCAGTCAACACCGAAGTCATTGCCCGCACCTGAAGAGGTGTATTCATCTAAAGAGATGATCCTCTCGGTACGAGCGACCCAAGTGAGATTAGATGTCTGGAAGCAAGCGGCTCTGATTCTATCTCCAACAGTGGAGAAGTAATCAGTGATAAAGGACGTAGGAAGCAGATCCCAGAGAGTAGGGATAAAATGAGGCAAGTCCAGTTGAAGGGACTGGTCTCTTCCTATCCTACCTTGAGCATCTGCTCCAGTCCTAATCGCACCTTTGTATCGGATAGAATACCGCGAGGTATTGCGGATACTACCCTTTACAACACCGGTTGATGGATTCATCGAAATGTTCCACAACCTAGTAGACGAGGCAAATTCCTTACTTGCACTGGCACTCACAGGTACAACAAGCGGATGGTCATTCAAGACCGAGGCCGCGTGTGCATCGTGAATATCCTGTGCGAGAGGTTTCCACCCAAACGTCCACTCTAGGTACGTGTCAGCCAAGGCCTTCCTCAAGCCAGGTCCCCTCAACCCCTTAAGTTTCTTCACTTTCGGGAAATATGAGAGGACATGCCTGCGTAGAGAGCCAAGAGGGTTGACTATCGCATCTAAGGATTCACGGAGTTCACCGAAGTCCTGCCCTGCCTCGATAGAGGAACGGGCAGCCTCGGCTTTCTCCAAGAACTTAGATATAGCTCGGTTATTTACCTCAGTGACAACATCTGACGGTACGGATCCAGGAGGAGGAGTCTCCAAGGGCGGATAGCCCGAGATAGACTCAACCACTGAATACCCCGTCGGAGGAGGACGTGAGTTAACGACGGTACCCCGCCAGGAAAGCCATTGATTCTCATAGGTAAAACGCGTACCTTGTGCAAAGGTAGTAGCGTTCGACCCATTGCGAATTTGATCCTTCCAAAAGGGGTTAGTGACTCCAACAAAGGAGTCAGTACCGAGGAACGACGTAGTATTAGCCAAAGTATAACTCTGGTCAATATCCGGTGTCCCATCGGTATTGCTTCGGTGGTATTGCACATCGTAATAATACGGTGAAGCAACAACAGTCGAACGGCGGGACCATTTAGGTTCTACCATATCGATTTCAACAGAGTCGCCAACGGGCCTTGAATAGGGGCCACGTCTGGAAACTCCAACCGAAACACCGCGTCTCATAATAGCCTCCTAGATAGTTGTCCACCAGGGCAGGAAGGTTTCTAACCCCCTGCTTCTGGCGAGAAAGCAGCAACGCTAAATCCGTAAGGACATGCGTCACGTACTTCTGTACAGAAGTGGCCCCGAAAGGGGC